ATGCTGCAGACCAAAAACCCCCTCATTACCATCTCTTTTATCTGCCTACTGGGCATCAGCTCAGGTGCCCATTCCCAGGTGTATAGATGCGAGGTCAACGGCCAGACCGTCTTTTCCCAGACACCCTGCGCCCCCGAGGCCGAAGCCATCCGCACCGAACCCACCGCGCCGAGCGCGGCGCCCCGAGGCCTGCGCCCCGGAGAGATCCAGAACCTGCGCCAGCAATCCAGCCGTACCGACCGGGAGCGGGCGAGGGCGGCCGAACACAACGCCTCCGAACGCGACCGAGCACGGCTGGAAGAAGCTACCCGCGCGCGCCAGGTCGTGCCCGGCATGACCCCCGAACAGGTGCGCCGCGCCTGGGGCAGCCCGAGCCGGGTCAACGTCACCGACTCCCGCTACAGCTACAACGAACAATGGGTCTACGAGCGCGAGAACTACCGGCGAGACTACGTGCACTTCAGGAATGGGCTGGTGACGAGCGTGAGCCGGTGATCAGACGAAGCAGACCGGGTCCGTTATGGCCCCTATCTCCCACGCCAGCGACACCTGGTGGGTCACCGGGCACCAGGAGGCGTGCACCTGTGGGAGTGTGCTCGATGACATGCTCCCGCGGGCCTGGTTGTCCCCCCCACTGGGGGTAGCATAGCCTTGGAAAAACCAGTCTTCCGTGTAGGGATGGTAGAACGTGGCAGCCACCCCATAGAATCCGAGGACGTGATTCGAGTGCCGGTACAGCCTCCCATCCAGCAACGTTGGGTTGTCGAAATCACCGAACGCGACGATCCCGTCACGACCCCAACCGTGAGGCCCTTCACTCGCTAGCAGCCCGGGTGACGGGTATCCGAATACTGTGGTGACGCTAGGGCCCGGCAGCCCTAGCAGGGGGGACTGCTGAGTCGGATACCGCGTCTCATTGACGCTCCGACTGCCGGTGATACCGAAGCTGGAATCATAGGCATGACTCGCGTCAATTTGCACCTGGCGGGCCACATCCAGATCCCTGTAGGTACCACCCGATGTCACCGTGATGGTGCCGGTGTGTTCCAGCAGCGTCTGGCCACCGGCGACGATACGCCAACTGAATGTCTCGGTGGAACTGCCGCTCTGCGAGACAGATATTTGCCCAGGGTCATGCTCCTCGACCGTGGTAACACACCCTGGGCTGCCTGGGCTCAGGCAATCCAGGCGGGTCTCCGTGTCCCATGAGACTGTGGGCTGTGGATAGTCGTAGGATCTGGCATGGGTGATCTCCAGGATCACTGGCACGAGATCCCCTGTGGCTGAGTACCACATCTGCACCACGCGGCCTGTGAGCGCATCGACAAGTGCCCCCGTGCCGATCCAGGCTGCCACAGCGGGCGGGTCATTCACGTACCATGTCGGCGCGTCCTGTGGTTGATCCTGCAGCCACCAGTCAGACTCTTCCATATCGCGCTCATAGTAAGCGCACCCGGTGCAGGTCTGCGTGTCCATTGTGCTCCACTGCAGCACCATCGAGGTGCCCTGCCCGATATGCTTCCATGCCTTGACGTAGCCCCTGAGCGGTTCTCCTGTGCGCTCCCACGCGCCTAGGGTTTGGGCCCTCGACAAGATCACCCGGGCCGCCAGGGTGATCTCATCTCCGGCTCCTGACAGCTCCAGCTCGAAAAACCCCAAGGCCATCGGCTGCGGGTGAGCCCACTGCAGGCCCTGCGTGCTCTTGAGCGCCCAGACTGATTTGTTGCCTGAGGGTGAGGCGTCCTCCATGACCATAGACGCCGTGGTCACGCTCACCGTGTTGAGTGGGTTCGGCGTATGCTGCTGCCAGTCGGTGATCTCAGCCTCGACCGTGATCTGTTGCGCTGGTGGCCCACCGATACGCCCGAACTCGGTCAGCAAGACAGTAAACGCCCGGCTAGTCGTGAGATCCACCGCCCCAATGTTGGTGACCCGAGCCAACCATCGGGTGCCGTCTGGGTCGATGTAGATCCAGCGGCCGCTCCCCAGCGACCTGCCGTATAGCATTCGCCCATCGCCAGCCAGGATGGCCTTATCCCACCACTGGAACCCACGCTCAGCATCCAGCACCTGCTGCTGCTCGGTGCGTTCCACAGCGGGCGTGCCGGGCACCTGCACGAGCACGGTGTCACCTGTCGTGGGTTGCGGATAATCGATCTCTGCGCCATTAGGTAACGACAGCTTGCCGCCCACGACCAGGCCGTGATAGGGAGTACCCAATGCCCCGATTTCCGCCAGCAGATGTCCGTTGCGGTTTTCCATGTCTACGGCTCGGGCTCTGCGAACTGGAACACCACCTCGGCACCATTGGCGTCCGCCATGAGCAGCTGCCTGATCGGCGCCACCTCTAGGGTGAATATGCCGTCCGAGCTTGTGAACAAGCGGCTCTCGTAATACTCCCGGGCCGAGATGTCCGGCTCTATCAGCGGGCTGGCGATACCGCCGCCCTGGGTGGTGGGCGGCTCGTCGCCTGCCGCGTAGCCCCGACCTGGCGCCAGAGGGCCGCGCATCGGGGTCTCCGGCAGCTTTCTGTCTGGTCGGATGTCCACCAGACTGTTGAGATCCTCGATCAAACGCTTGTCGGTGGCCACTTACACCTCCGTCGAAAGCTCATCATTCCGGATGGCTATCTCGTAGAGGGCGTTGCCCTCTGCAGCCACAGGATCGCGAGCCTCTGCCTCGACCTCTGGTGTCCGAACCAGGAAGCGGCGCGGATAGACCGGCGCGCTGGGGTTTCTGGCAGAGTAATTCCCAGCAAACCCATCCAGCTCCGGGTCGTACTCTGGCGAGTTGTAGCGCCCCGTCGTCTCTGCTTCATCGCCGCCGCCGATCTGGGTGCCCAGGGTGATCGCCCCTGGGATGACCGGCAGCGGTTCCCAAGTGTCACCGGGGTCTGGATCTGGGTCTGGACCTCCACCTCCGAGAACGACGATGGGGTTCGGCGCGTCGCCAGCCCAGAGATTCTGGAGCTCCTCAGTGGACAGGGCGCGATCCCAGATGCCGAGGTCTGCGATAGCGCCATAGAGCACGTCGATGGCCTGCCCGTCGTGCAAAAAACCACCGATGGACCACGGCACGGCTACGACACGCAAGGGCTGATGATTTACGGGCTCGTGCACGACGGTGCCGGGGATCCCATTGTAGAACGATCGGAGAGAGACGCCGTCCCACAGCAACGTCAGTCGGCCCCACTGATCCAGGGTAGCTGGGAGGATAGGATCTTCAAACGGCACCAGACTATTGCTGGAGCAACTGAATGTGGACCGGAACAGGCTCTCGCCTATCCCATCACCCCAATCGATCAGATCTATACCCAGTGACTGGCTACACAGACCCGCCAGCGGCTGCAGGCTCAGCACACTGTTCCATTGGTTGACCTGCCACGCCCGGATGACCATCGAAACGGTCCAGGCCTCGTATTCGTACTGCGGGTCCACATCCCCGGCTGGGTTGATGATTAACACGTCGTCGGTGCTGTTGTAATGAAAGCGCCTAGCCTTGGTAAACGGCCCGTCGATAATGGACTCCCCCATTCCGACCGTGTCATGCAGCATCTGCCCAGACACGCCACCGACCACGTCGCCGACATGCGCGCCGCTGGTCTCGCTCATCGGCCAGTAATGGACGACTCCATCGGCAATGGCTGCCGCCAGATCCGCATACCCCCCCGCTGGAAACGCCATCAGTCTTCCTCCTCACTCGCTTGCGGCGTCGTATCCGGCGGCCCCGGCGCCAGCAGCGGCGTCTCGCTGACAGGGTCAGCGGTACCGCTGCGCGAGACCGCGATGCGCACCGTGGTCAGCAGGCTCGCGGTTGAGAAATCAATCTCCGTGAGCAGCTGCGCGACTTTGCCGGTGGCCGAAACGCCATCGGTCGAGACACGCACCGTATCCGCCCGATCCAGCCCCGGCACCACGCCTGGCCACTGCCAAGCGACGAAATTACGCCGATGGGCGGCGAGGATCCGCGTGCGGGCCATTGCCAGCAGCGTCTCGATGGCCAGATCGCACTGATCCCGGTCGTCGTGATCCACGATCCAATCCCCCAGAGCGTCCTGCACCGCGCCCTCGGGGCGGCCCTGGTCGGCCTCGCGCTCCCAATCCCCGGAATCGAAATCCGTAAACGCCACCGATCGCTCGCGCCCGGTCACCACCCCGTGGCGAGCGATGGACTGCGGCGCGCGCACCGTCAGGCGATACTGCTCCGTCACCGCCTGAGTCATGCGGCGCGCCGCCGTCCAACTCGCGCCCAGCACGGTCGGAGTCACGCGGGTGGGGTTGATCCAACCGACCTCGAACTGCCCGCAGACCGGAGGATTCGAGCTGGGCGGCAGCTCCGCCCACGAAAAGCTCTGCGGATACGGGCTCCAGCCGCCGCCTTCGGCGGCCCGCTGGATCATGTCCTTGTCGGGCAGTTCCGTGGTGTCGAAAAACCACGAGCAGAAGCCGCCCGGGCCTCCCGGGGGCCATGCCCAGGCCCAATGAAAATCCCGTTCCCGGTGGCGCTGGCGGGTAAATCGGTAATCGAGCTCCACCGCCACCTCATTCACCAGGCTGCGCCGCTCGGCCACCTCGATGCTCAGACTCTCATCCAACACGGACTCGAACACATGATCCGGCACCGGCTTCGCGGCCCAGGGCGTGAGCAGCCAGGTGGCGCCATCCAGGCCAAGGTCCAGGACAGCGGGCAGGGTAGACAGCCGGTCCTCGGCGCGGCGCAAGCCATCTGCATCGCCATCGAACACATCCGGGCTCCACAGCGCCCCAGGCGTCAGCGCCTCGATGGACGCCGCGTCCAGGGCGTCGAGTTTCTCCTGGCGGGCATCGGTGCAAATCAGCGTCACCTGTCGGGTCGCGGGGTCATAGCGGGGGTGGTCCACCAGGCCCGTAAACAACCGGTGGGCCGAACCATCCTGGATGACATCGATCACCGCGGGCGCGCCCACCCAGTCCGTGAGGGCGAGCTGCCCGCCGGTGGGCAAGAGCGTAAACTCAGCGATGCGTGCCGCCCCCTCCTCGGCCTCGATACGCAGGCGCCCCGTGAGCCTGTCGGAGACGTCGGCGCCGTCCACCGATACAACCACGTCCCAAATCCCCGATTCAGGCAGCTCGACCGCCACTTATGCCTCCTCCGCCGCCAGGCGCCAGCGGTAGGTGGCCGCGCCCCCGTCGGTGTCCTCCTCGGGGCCGTCGGTGAGGACCATCAGCTGCGGATACCACAGCACCCGGTAGCTGTCGGCCCCGGTGACCGGGTCCAGGTTCGCCTGGTCGCCCGTCATCATCACAGCCGTGGGCAACCACTCATCGCCCAGGCGCGCGAAGCCGAACGGCTCGTAGCCGCTATCCGAGCGGCGCGCGGCGGGCAGCGTGAAGCTCGTGCCCGGGCCAGCAATGGCCCGGGGCGAGACGCAGCGCATCTCCAGCGCCCCGGCATAATCCAGGCTCCCCAGCCCTGGAGGAATCCAGCCCTCGCAGGTGAGCACCGTGGCTGTCCTGCGCCAGCGGCTCTGCTTGTGACCAGCGCCATCGGACAAACGCTGCACCGTCGAACCGCCGATGGGCGTATAGCTCTGCGTCCAGCGCAGTCGGGCGTGGAGCTCGACTTCCACGCCACCGAGCACGAACAATGCCGCGTCGCTCATCCCCGCCTCCCGCGCTTGGCCGCCTCACGGGCGATGGTCTCCTGCACGGCATCGCCGCCTGCGCCGCCGCTGACCTCCAGCTGCACCGGGATGCGGATCGCCACGGCGCGCAGGCGCTCGGCGAGCGCCCGGAACTCCTCCGCCGCCGGGGCGGTATCCAGCGTCGCCGGGATCTGCATGTCCTCGCCCTCGGCCCCCGGGATCTCCAGGTCATCGAGCAGGCTATGGCGGTCGAGTTCAAGCGCCACCGGGATCTTCGGCGGGTCCTCCTCGAAGGCCCAGCGGATCCAGGCGCGCCCGTCATCGATAGCATCCTGCAGACTGTTGGCATCCAGTTTCAGCGGTACCCCTTCGGCCTGTGCCTCCTTGCCTGCCCCCGACTCACGCAGGATCTTGGCCAGCTCCCGGCTCATGCGCGCCAGTTCAGGGCCCGAGAGCCGCCCCTCCTCACGTGCCTGGCGCAGCCGTTCCACGAGCTTCTGCGCCCCCTCGGCGGCCTGGTCGAACTCGCCGCGCTCCAGCGCCCGCTGAGCGGCGGGGCAGCTCGCGGTAAATGTCGAGCACGTTCTCCAGCTCGGCGTTGATGCTGGGCGCCTGGGGCGCGAACTCCGTCTCCAGGTCATCGGCCATGCGCTCCAGGCTTTTGCGCTCGCGGCGCGCCTGCTCAAGGGCCTTTTTGTGCTCCTCGTGAAGCTTGAGTTGTGCACCGAGATTTCGGCCGAGGTCCCGAGTGTCCTGCTGACGGATCTTGGACTTGTCGTCGGCGGCCTTGCGTTCATTGGTGACGCCGGCTTCGAGCGCCTCCTTTTCCATGCGTAATAGATCAGATCGGCGCTGGAGCAGGCGTTCCAACTCTTCCTGCATTGCAGGAGCCAGGCGCCCGAAACGCTGCTCCTGGGTATTGAGCCCCTCGATGCTTTTAGTGATCCGATCAAGTTCCTGCCCGATCCTCACCAGGTCGCCAGCAGCCGCCCCGGAGCTTCTGGCAGCCAGTTCCTCTCCCAGCCACTTGGCGAATTTGCCCCCCTCGGCACCGGCTTTCGCAATCCAGCTGAAGAGCTGTATGAATCCCGTGGTGAGGCTGTCCACCCCGGCTACGACATCAGGATCTGAGAGCATCGTCGTCAGGGCTTCGATGTTCTCCTTGGCGGACACGAGCCCGCCGCCCTCGGCCTCAAAGAGATCACCGACGGCGTTACGCAGCGCCTGTAAAGCCCCCCCAAATGTGTTTCGTGCGGCCTTTGCTGATCCACCGAACTGGGTTTCCAGCTCTTTCAGAATGACGCGTTGGGCACCAGCCACATCGCCAGTCTCAACGAGCTGGCGAACCAACTCGCGTTGATCCTGAGTGAATTGAACACCCGCCCGATTCAGCGCCGTGATGCCCTGGATCGGGTCGTTCAAGGACCGACCCACCTGCATGGCGGCCGACTGCAGGTCCTGCCCCAGGGCGGTCGCCATGTCCAGAATCAGGCCGGTCGCATCCCTGAACTCAGCACCGCGCACCTGCGTGAAGGTGAGCAGCACACCCTGCATGGCCATGACAGCTTCATCGCCGTAGGTGGTCACCTGCTGCAACTCGGCCGCCATCTTGGCAAGTTCGTCGCGGGTGTATCCTGCGGCGCCACCCGTGGACCGGATTCGCGCATCGAGCTGGGCAAGCACCCGCTCCTGCTCGATGGTGGCCTGGAAGACGGCGCGGATGGAGAAGCCCACGCCCAGGGCGCCGAGCACGTTGCGGACCATGCGTCCGGTGCGCTGCACGCCATCGAGGCCTCGCTGCAGCTCATCCACGCGCTGATTCAGGCCGCGCAGGTCCTCGCCGGCCGTGCGCCCGCTCTGGCCCATGCGTCCCATCTCCTGGCGCGTGCCCTGCAGCTCACGGACTGCCTGGCGAGCCTCGGCGCGAATCTGGAGCGCGAGTTCCATATCAGCCATACTCAGACCTCAGCCCAAACAAGGAGAAGTTGCGATGGCATTGGTTAACTGCCCTGACTGTGGGAACCAAGTTTCCGACCGCGCTCCAACTTGCCCTAAGTGCGGTAGGCCCATGCAGACTCAAGATGGCGCCTATACAACCACACAAAGCACCGCGAAGAGTTTCAAGGCGTTGCAAGCCATTGGCGTCACACTGATCCTGTTCGGATCGCTCGTGCTCTGGATTGCTGGCGCTAATAACGGGGCTTGGGCCGCTGTCCTCTTGATTGCTGGATTGGGTCTTGTGACCTGGGCCAAGCTTGGTTCCTGGTGGCAGAACGGTTGACGGTGAGGACGAGATAATGGGTATTGGAGGAATTTCGCTTTGGCAGTTGCTGATGATCTTTGTGTACGTTGGGGTCGTTGTTGTGTTGTTCAGAAGCATCAGGCTCGACTCAAAAAAGGCCCTCATCTGCTCGCGGTGTGGCACGGCCAACAAGGCACGTACCCACACCCGCGGCAGCATCTTCATCGAAATCCTGTTGTGGCTGATGTTCATCATTCCGGGCTTGATCTACTCCATCTGGCGTCTGACCACCCGGGGCAAGGTGTGCGGTGTTTGCGGATCGGCTGACCTGGTGCCCCTCACCAGCCCTGCGGGCCAAGAGCTATCGGCGCGCTACGGGCAACACCAGGACTCCGCAGGCTCCGATCCCGACGCCAAAGTGTTCGCCAAGGGCGCCGCTGAGCGGGCCAAGCTGGCCGAGGCCACGGCCAGATACCGGGAGACCCAGGCCGCAGGGAAGAAGGGGCATCCTGCCTCCTCTCCGGCGGACACCGGCTACTCCATCACTGGCGCCGATGAGTCGCCTGCTCCCACGCGCTCAGGTACACGTCCCACGGGTAGCTCCACGCCATCGGATGGCCGGCGCGAATGAGCGCCGCCACGCTCAGCTCGAGCTGAGTGGCTCGGCCTCGGCGGCGGGTGTGCTGACCGCCCGGCCCGCCACCCGGCGGGCCACCATCCGCAGCCGGTCCTGCAGGCCGAAAAAACGCGGGTTCACCTCCCGGCACACAGCCACCACCGCCCCGATCTCGCTGGGCGTGAGCTCCTCGATCTCGGCGGTCCGCAGGCTGGTCATCCGGGCGATGTCGGAGAGCGACACGTCGTCCATCAGGGCCAGATCCACCAGGTCCTGCATGCCCCCGCCCGCCTCGGCCTGATCGAGCCCGCGCAGCCAGGCGCGGATTTCCGCCACCGTGAGTTCCTTCACGGTGACGGTGCGCCCGGCTACATCGATCTGTTTTTCCTGGCGCATGGCTTACCTCTGGATCGTGGTGCGGAAGTAGGCGCTCTCGCCGGCGCCCCTGGAGCCGTCGGCCAGCAAGCGTCCGGTCAACTCCAGCGCGGCGAACTCATCGCCGATCAGGCTGATGTTCTGGGCCGCGCCCAGGCGGCAGCGCCAGATATCCACCAGCACGGCCTTCCCAGAGCGGGCCTCGTTCAGGCCCTCGAAGTGGATCTCGAACTCCGCCCCGGCGCGCACCAGGGCCTGCACCAGATCCTCGGCGCCGTGCTCGTAGGCCACATCCAGCTCTTCACCGTCGGTGATCGCGCCGCCCTTCAGGATGAAGATGCCGCCAGGGCGTACCTCGTAGTCGGTGCCGGCTACGTAGGTAGTGGTGCCGGTGTCCTCGTCAACCACCACCACGTCCGTGGGGTTGGCGTGGGCCAGGCGAACCAGCGCGCCCTTGTGGGCGGTGACGATCTCGCTGCTCACGGAGCCTGCCGTAACGGCCTCGGTCAGGCCGTAGGTGCCACGGGCGAAGTTCGCCGGCGAGAGGTCGTGCAGCGTCGCCGAGAGCTCCACGCTCTCGATGCGGCGCACCTCGTTGCGGGTGCCGCCGCCGGGGCGGGTGTGGTCGCGCAGCTCGATGACGTTCTCGTTCACGGCCAGGCCCAGGGCGGAGATGTTGCCCACGGGCACCAGCCCGCCGCCGCCCTCGGAGCGGTCGCGCATGTAAACCTGGCCGGAGCCCAGGTAGCTGTAGTCGGTCGTCGGCATGATTTACTCCTTGGTCTGGGCGGGGGCTTCGATCACCCGGTGGCGGGCGAGCCAGGGCACCAGGTGCTCGCGCACCTGGATGGTCTGGCCCGGCGTGTAGTGCGTGCCGTGGTGGGTGTGCGGCGCGATGAGCGTGACGCTCACCGTCTTTGCCTCGGGCTTCTTCGTTTCGCTTTTCGTGCTCACTGTTGTGCACCTCTCTTGGTTGTGCGTGTGGTCCACCCCAGCGGGTGGTAGGCAAATCCGGCCCGGTAGGCGGGCGCTGCGGAGGGCGCGAGTTTCAGGGGCAGATAGCCCTCGATGGGGCGCCAGCCCATCAGGGCCTCCAGCACCGCATCGATGATCGGCCCGGCCTGCTCGCGCGTGCCCGAGCCGCCCTTGATGTCGCGCGCGGAACGCACGGCCACCACCGTCCACCAGATCTGTTCGATCTCCTGGATCTTCCCCTGGCCCTGGTCCTGCGTGGGGCGATAGCCGCGATAGATCAGGTGCACCGCCGGCGTCACCTGCGCACGTTCCTCGACGCCCGCGAGATCCGCAGCGGTCAGCACATGTACGCCGGCGGGCAAATGCGCCTTCAATCGGGCCTCGATGAGCGGTTCCAGTGCGAGGAAGTGGCCGGTCATCGCTCCCTCACCTGAATCAGAATCGATCGTTCATCGCGCTTATCCGTTGCAGCGTCATCTACTCGGCATGTCACTCGATACCTGCGACCGTGCTCGCCACCCGAGATCCAGGCCACCGCCACGGTGCGCCCATCTATGTTCTGCACGGACTGCTCCGCAGACGTGATGCCCTCGGGAAGTTGCCAGCTGAATGACGGGGACGTGATGCCCTCGCGGACCAGCCAGTCGGTCCAGTCAATCCCGAATGGCAGCACTGCATCGGGGTCCTTGACGAAGTCACGTGGAGTGATGCGGCTCATCGCTCAACCATCACCCCTTACGCCGGCGCCACCGGGTCGGCCACCTCGATCGCCCAGGCCGGCACCGTCACCGTCCCGCCCTCGGTCAGGACCTGCGGTGTGCACACCGTGGCGTAGAGCAGGCGCGTGGCATCGATCAGCACCACGTGGTCCGCCTCGCCGGAATCAGTGATCGAGAGATCCGCCTGCTGTGCCACCGTCACCTTGCGCCCCGAGACGTCGCCCGTCGCTTTGGTGAAATCGGCACCGGTCAGCGACTCGGAGGCCAGGGCGCTGGCGAGCGCCGCGGCCCGGTCGATGGGCTGGCCCACGCACACCAGGAGCTGTGTGGCCTCGGCAGCGCGGTCGAGCGTGCCGTCCAGTACATAATCGTTCGCGAAACGTGCCATCTCAGTGATCCCCCTCGGTCATGCTCACCTGGTGCACGATGTCCTGCACACCCTCCAGCCGTGTGCCTGCCGTGTTGGGCGTGCCGGTCGGCACGGCGCCGCTCGGGTCGCTGGCCCAGCCAGCGGCGCAGAAGCGTGCGCGCTGTTCCGTGCTCACCAGCCGTTTTTCCTCGGCGTAATACGCCGAGCCGTCCCGCGCGCGAAAGTCACGCAGCACGTCGATCCAAACCATCCCACTCTTGTCCATCAATGCACCCTCCCGATCCGGTCCTCCGCCTGCACCACGAACAGGCGGTCCTCCGCCTGCACCACGAAAATCCGATTGCCGAGATCCACCGTCGCCAGCGGATCAAACAGCGCAACCTGCTGCGCGATGTGCGCATGCACCGCGTTATCCACCACCAGCACCGCGTCCGTCGGCATCCCGTCGATGGCATCCGAGGTCAGCGCATGCACCGCGCCCGCCACCGCCAGCACGTGCCCCTGCGTCAGCGCCACCCCTTGCACCGTGTGCCCATGCAGCGCGCTGCCGATCTCCAGCAGCAGCGCCTCCGAGAGCGTCACGCTCTCCACGCGATGCCCGTGCACCGCATCGCCCACCACCAGGAGGTGCGCCTGGGTCAGTTGCGCATCCTGGGCGAAGTGCCCGTGATGCGCCGCGCCGACGTCGAGCATCGCCTCCGTCGTCACCGCCGGCGCCGTCGAGGTGTGCCCATGCCAGGCAGCGAGCACATCCAGCAGCCCCGCCTGCGTCAACACGACAGCCGCGGCCGTGTGGCCATGCAGGGCACCGGCCACGGTCAGCGTGGCCGCCTGGGAAAGAGCAGGCGAACCGGAGGTATGCCCATGCAGCGCCCCCGCCACCGCCAGTACCGCCGCCTGCACCAGATCAGCGGCTTCGGCCGTATGGCCATGACGCACACCACCCACGGAGAGCACGTGCCCCTGGATCAGTTGGATCTCAGGGGAGCGGAGGGAATGGTAAGCACCGCCGACGTCGAGAGCGTCGCCAGGCCCCTCGCCGGGATACACGATGGTGTCTACGTACGCACTGAGGTCCTCGCCGGGATCGTCGCTCACGATAATCTGCCCGACGAGCCACGGCGTCTCGGCGTCACCATTGCCCAGCGACAGCTGCACCAGCGGATCGTATGTGCCCGCCGTACCGACCACGACAGTGGGCGCATCGAGCGCAGGCACAGATGCCCCGAATGGCCAGACCCGGCAGCGCAAACCGTCCGCGAGATCCGGGGTATCGACGGTGATGTCCCAGACGATCTCTATCCAGGTCAGACCCGTGGGGATGGGGTAGTTGCGCTCCAAAATGACGCCGAACTCCGCCCACTGGATCTGTATGCGCAGATCGCTACCGATGCGGAATGCGCGAACTCGACCGTTGGACTGGGTGGCAGCCCGGATCCCGAATATCTCGGTTGCCGCGTCCTGGACGGGCTCGTAGAGCAGCAGCACACGACCTGCCGGCGCGAGCGTACCGTGAGGCGGGGTACTGGCTGCCCGCGTGCACCACGTGACGCCAATATCCATCGCGAGTCTGGCCCCCCAGTCGCCACCCGGCGCGGTGATAGCAAACGGTGAGCACCACGACGGGTCCTGCAGATAGGTGAGATCGGGCGGATGCTCGGTCTCGCCGTGGGTATACACACCGCTGTCCATTACGCCCTGCATGTTGGTCCAGAGCGTGATCACAAGCAGCGGTCCCTGATATCGAATGCGTCCGCCAGCAGGGGGCGGAAGGCCCGGCGCTCAGCCTCTGTGGCAGGCCGCTGCGCCCCTGCCAGCTCACACCCCACCCGCTTGCACCGCACCGAGCAATAGATCCGTTGCGGAGCGCAATCCGGCGGCAGCGGATCGTGGCACACGATGCAGGTGACGGACCTCACTACGATCACTGCACCCGAATAATCAGCAACTGCGTCGGCGATCCCGGCGATGCCGGCTCCCAACTGAACGCAGCCACATTGCTCGGACCGCTCTCGCGCCCCTGCGTGTCCGTCGCAGTCATCACGCACCAGTAGTCCCCGTAGCCGTGGCCGAACACGTCGGTCATGTCCGCCACGTGAGTGCCGTCGCCAGTCATCCCAGGGATCTGGTAGCCGCCCTCAAAGGGCCCAGCCTCGTCTGCCGCGCAGCGCAGCGTGTAGTGGCTGATCTCGGTCGCCGGATCCATCGGCATGCCGTCCAGGCGCTGCGTGGGTGGATCCCAGGTGACCGTGACCTCGAGCGGATCGAGCTCCTGGGCAACGGCGGACCCGAGGGCAAACAGGCACAGCAGGGCAGTCAGTATGTGTCGCATCAGAATTTCTCCCAATTGAATTGACTGGCTCCACCGCGCACTACTGCGCGTCCAGCGGGTGTGGCGGTGGCGGTGTCCTGCACGCCGAGGCTCGCTGCGCCCTGCGAGAGATCGCGCAGCCACTTCACCTGGCGCTCGTATCGCTTCTCCACTTCCTCCGGTGCATGCGCGCCGTAGAGGTTGTATCGGGCAATGTCTGCGGCGGCCTGGGGGAGGTTGGAGCCCTGCACCAGGTCGACGGCCAGGGGAAGCACGTAGCGCGGCGCCAGATAGGAATCCACCAGGGCCTCGGCGTCGGCGATGGCTCTGGCGAGCACTTCCTCGTCCACGATGCCCTGGCGATGGCGATCGGTGAGCTGGATCAGCTCGGCCTCGCCATATCGCTGGATCAGGTCATCGCGGTCCGTGTACATGAGCTCAGACGGTCAGCCCGTCCTTGTGGGCCGCCAGGGTGGCCTTGCCGATGCCCTGCACGCGGGTGAGATGATCCACGCTTTCGAAGGGCCCGTGCTCCTCGCGATAGGCCACGATCCGGGCAGCCACGCCATCGCCCACACCGGAGATCGCGGAGGCCAACTCTTCGGGGGTGGCGGTGTTGATGTTCACGGCGCCCTGCGGGGGCGATCCCTCGCCTGTGTTCGTGCTGTCATCCTGACCTCCCGCCGGCCTGGTCATCGTCGCGGTGTTATGCAGGGGCGCGATGGCACTCAGCGCCAGGAGGGGGGCGGCATGCTTTTCGTCCAGGGCCACGAGGACCTCGTTCGCGGGATCCGGGCGGTATAGCACACCGTTGTGTCTTAGCGGGGTCTTGACCAGGTACTCACGCATCGTTTCGCTCTCCAATAAAGCGGGGCCTCTCGGCCCCGCTCTCATCTCGGCTGGGGGCGCGCCGGATCAGGCCGCGTTGCGGATCAGGAATCCGGCCAGCCCGGCGGCCATCACGGGGTCCACCTCGTCGGTCACCGGATAGATCCAGCTCTTGGCGTTGCGGTCCTGGTAGGGCTGCTCGACGATGGGGAAGTTGCGCAGCCGATAGGTGTAGCCGTAGCTGGGCAGACCCATGTCGGCGAGAGAGCCTACCTCGGTGTAGGCCACGATCACGTCGCCGCCCCACACGTCCACCAGGTCGCCATCGTCCTCGGCATATACCGCATCGCCGACCACCACGCGCTGCAGGTTCCACAGGCTGGCCAGCATCTCCGGGGTGATGGAATCGCGCCCGGTGTACTTGATGCGGTCGATGATCTTCGGGTGGTTGCGCACGGCGTCGAAGGCCTTGCCGGAGAGCAGCGCGGTATTCGGGCGGCGGCCGATGGTCGAGCGCACCGCGGAGCGCGCCGCGTCGATATCGCCGGTCGGATCGCTGTTGTCGTGGTCGCTCCACTGATCGGTGCCGGATAGCGTGACCTTGTGGTCGTTGTCGTAGCTGGCCTCGTCGCGCGCGATATCCGCCCGTGCCTTCTCCAGGCGCAGATCGATGATGTTCTGCGTCTTGCGGATCGCCACGGTGGCCATGTCGATGTTTGGCACCGCGTTGGCGTCTTCCATGATCTCGAACGGCACCTGGCCTTCCAGCGCGTGCTGCTCCAGGCTGTAGGGGTCGCCCTGGTAGCCGTAGTTCACACGCTTGGTGTTGGCGCCCGGGGCGCGGCCGGTGGCGTAGAGTTTGAAGTCCTCCTTGCCGAACTGGATGATCTTGCCGCCGCGCTGCTCCACCGGCACCACCGGAAAGAGCGCCTCGCCAACGAAGTCCGCGTTCTTGTGGCCCTGGGCCACCTGGGTCAGGATGGGATCGATCACCCGGGCCTGACGGGGGGTCATCTGAGGCATGGTCTAAGTCTCCTTGGGTCTCGCGACGCGCGCGTCAGTTGGGGATCAGGACGATCTCGATGAGATCACCGTCGGCGCCGGCGGCCTCCAGGGCCCGCCCGACCTTCTCGCCGGCGGCCAGCGTGATGGCCTTGCCGTCGGAGCCCACCTGCACGGCCGCGCCGGCCGTGATGGCGGCGCCCGCGGTCACGCGGGTGGTGCCCAGCACGTCGACCGGCGTCATGTCGCCGGTATCTGCCTCGGAGCGGGTCACGCCCAGGGCGTTGCCACCAGCGCTTGCGACCGCACCGGCGGCGGTCACGAAGCGGTGCGGCGACAGGGCCGCCGCGGCGGCGATGGAAAGCGTCAGGATGGCGATGTTCTGGCTCGGCATGGTGTGCTCCTCAGCTCTCGTTCACGGCGCGCACGGCCGTGATGTAGTCCGCGCCCGGGTGGGCCTTCTGGTAATCCAGCGCCTTGCGGTGCAGTTCGAGCTGGTCGCCGTCCACCGCGTAGCCCTGGGGCGCGTTGAAGCTGGCGGCCTGATCCGGCGCGCCCCCGGGGCCCTCCCGGCCGTCCTCGCCGAGACTCACCTGCTTCGGCAGCCGGCCGACGAACTCCCGGAACCAGTCGAGCGGCGCCTTCTTCTCGGTGCGCGCCTGGTCGCCCTCACCACTGGAGAACTCGAACGTCTCATCCGGCAGCGCCAGCATGAACTCCGCCGCCCCCTCGGCCTGGGCCGGCGTCAGCCGGCCGGCATCCACGTGGGCGCGCAGCTCGGTCTCGTAGGCTGCGCGCAGCCGCCCCGTTCGCTCCTGGCTGAGCTGGTCGTTGAGCTCGGTCTCACGCCGGGCGAACTCCGCCGCGGCTTCCTCCCGCGCCTCCCGTCGGGCGCGCTCGATATCTTCCTGGGTAGGCATGTCCAGGTCTCCTGTCTGTGACTGTGCGAATGCAGGGGTGGGTTCGTCCTCCGGGCCGATGCTCTGTTCCAGCGCCGAATCCGCGTGCTCCTTCAGGGCGTCGAGCTCCCCCTCGGGCATGACACGATCCGCCGCCTCGGCGCCGAAGTGCTCAATGAGAAAGTCGCGCATGCGCCGCATCAGGCGCGCCATCACGGACGGTGTGTACCAGTCGGCCGCGTAATCGTGGTACTCACCCTCGGGCTCCTGGTAGTTGAGCGCTGCCAAACCGGAGACGGCCGGCGGGGCTGCGCCCAGAAAGCCCACGTGCAGCAGACGCCAACCCTCGGGAGAGGGGGCGACTCGGATCGAACGCTTGCGGTAGCGCCCGGCCTCCACGGCGGCGGCGAACTCGTTGGCGACGTCCTTGAAGCGGGCAAGCAGACGCCCGCCCTCGCGCTTCAGGGCGGCGGTCCAGCCGTAGGCGGGATCATTCGTCTTGGGGTGGCCGATGACGATCGGCGCGGCATCAGCTTCGGAATGGTTGCGGACGATCTGGTCGAGATCATCCTCTGTCCAGGTGCGCGTGTTCCCCGCCGCATCGGTGTGCTCGCCGGCGCGAAACACCTCGATCCAGTCGTTGAACCCACGGAAGGCTTGAGTGCGTGTCGGCATGACACGCACTTTGGGGGAATCAGGCCGGGGGGATCAGCGGGAAATGTTTCCCAGTGATGGGAATGCGGATACAGTCATAGCGTGCGACAGACTGGCAGACCCGTCAATGGCGGTCAGCAAATTGGATGCGCAGGCGCAACCGAATGGTGGGGAATCACGCATTGGTGCGGACCACTCACCCCACCACCACTACCGAAGCCCTAACGGCCAGCGTAACCGGCGCGAGGTACGAGCGTCCGAGTTGACGCTGATGTTAGATTTTTACTGGAGATTCGATGGATATTGAAAACATCGACGAAGCCGAGCAACTGATTGAAAAGCTGCGGACAGTGCAGGCTGCAAAGGAAAGTATCAATGCCGCCACAGGGGAGGACGGGGGAAGCTACGAAACGTTCGCGCTTGTGGAAAAAGACACACATATCGAAATAGAACTGCCAGGACTAAAGGCTGAGGTAATGGAGGCAATCGGATCGGTGCTTAACGAGCAATACGACAAGATTACCGCGCGGCTGAGAGAAATCTGACAGCTAAGACTCAAGCGCCTTCCTCAACCAGATAGGGTTCCCCAATCAGCTCTCCATGCTCATCGAACTGGCAGTGGTATTGATGCGGGATATGGACACCGAGCGCGTTGTAGAGGTCGACGATGCCCAGCACCGATCGGCCGCCGCCGGTGGTGCCGTGCCTGGTTTTGGTGAACTCGACCTTCGATGGGTATCTGGCCATGCGAATGACGTGTGAATGACAGCTGTCGATGAGCGCCTGCCAACGGGCCTCGTCGGCCGCCTGGGTCCGCGAGGCCTTGCGTTGGTCCAGGGCATAGTTGACGGCCGCCAGCAATCCGAACGCCACCAGCGCGATCAACACCAATCTCAGGATACCCATATCGCCTCCCTGTCCCTGTAAAGAGAAGATTATCGCCAGATCCGGGCGCATGGCTCTGGCGCCACCCGATTCAAAACCGTTTCAAATCCCCGCATCCGCCCCGATCGCCCCGCCGGATACCCATGGGGGCGGCCGAGCGCCCCGGAGGGCTCTCAGAGCTTCTGAGGCTGCCTCGTCATTTCGGGGCAAATGTGCGGCTCGCCGCGCATTTGCATCGGAGAGCCCCATCACCAGGTGCGCCACCTGCACCGCGCGGCCCAGCAACCTTTTCCTCTACCGGCACAGATCATGTCCGGCAGATTCCAGGCAATCCACGAACTGCGAGCGCCCGTCGAAGCCGCGCATGTAGGCATAGCGCCAGGCCGCCAGCCCAGGCACATCGTAGAGGATGCGATTGGCATCAAAGAGGTTCTTGGCTCGGGTGATCCCGTCGACAGGCATGCGAGAACCCGCCGGATAGAAGTACACCGCGGTCATTTGACCGGCAGCGTAAGGTCGTTGCTCGGCGTATCGTCGCGCCTGGTCAGCACCGGGATCGCCACGGTATTCGATGGTGAATATTCGATTGGTGGCTCGGTCCTTGAAGTAGCCCTTGATCCGGAAGTCGCTGGCCCATGCCACAGAGGCGGCCAGGAGCAGGCACAGCGGCACAGCCACGATCATCGTTCTCAGGTTCATCGATTTTTCTCCCTTCGTCCATGACGCCGGATTGCTCGGCGTGTACCAGTTAAGAGATCGGCCTGGCTAAGTCTTCTTACGTCCTTTCCTCAGCGCCGCTAGCGCGCGCACCTGGGCGCGTATGCCCTTCCTCTGTTCCTCTGTCAGATCCCGCCACAGCAGCACCAGCTCCAACTCATCGGGGCGGAGCATGACCGGCTGGGGAGCGTCTTTGTCGCGGCCGGTCAGGATGTAGTGGAGATCAGCTCCATGCATCCCAAATGCGGCCAGCGCCTCCCCTCCAGGAGCGTTGATCCCTCGTTCCCAGCGACCAACGATTTCACGGCGCACACCACAGATGCCTGCAACCTCCGCTTGGGACAGGCCGAGGCGCACTCGCTCTTCCCGGAATCGAGACGAAATAGTATCTGACATTCTTGACAAGAGACTTTTTAGTCTCTTATGCTCCCATCCAAGGCTGCCAAACAGCAGCACCGAACCCCAAAAAACGGCGGTCCCACCAGACCGCCACCGTAAGCCCAAATCGACAGCGCGCTGTCGGTTTGCCAGACAGAAGGAGTCCGCCGTGCACTGGGCCGACCGCTATTGCCTGATTCACAAGGCCGGTTATACACCGACCCGTATCGCTCGGGAGCTGGGCTGCAACCCAAATGCCGTCAGCCAGGTCCTCCGCGACCAAGCCAGATCGTACAACATCGCGAGTTTCATCGCCGCAATCACAAAGACCCCGCTCTCCAGGCTCTGGCCGGACGGGTGCTACAGCGAACCGCCCCGCCAGGCCAAGACCCGGAGGGCGGCATGATCACCACCCCCATCCAACGCGCCCTGATCGACGCGTCCCAGAACATCGGCTGCATCGCGGAGATGAACGGCCAGGCCACGCACGCACTGGCCGCCCGCATCGCAGCCAGCGGCAAGGCGCTGGAGGACCTGACTGTTGGCGAGCTGCTGTCTCTCATGGGCTCTACCGTACAGCCCGGGGAGGACGCCGTCAGTGGCTAAGACGCGGGCGGATTTTTCCAGTGTTCAGGCCGATCTGTTCCAGCGACTGGCGGAGCAGGAGGCCCTGGAGGCACAGGCCGCGCAGGACCTGGACATCGGCCCCGAGCTGCTGGGCGCCGTCAACCAGGCGATCCGGGAGGCCAAGCGCCGGGGGCTGTCCCGGGAGCGGATCGTCCAGCGCATGAATCTGGTCCTGCCGGACCAGGAGCGCCCGATCACGCCGCGCCAGCTCAACGCCTGGACGGCCCACAGCAAGGAATACCACGAATTCCCCGCCCGCTACCTGCCCGCGTTGTGCTGGGCCACGGGCTCCATCGCCCCGCTGCTGGTGCTGGCCCAGGCCATCGGCCACGACCTGGTGGACGGCCGCGAGCAGGCCGCGCTGGCCCTGGGTGAGCGCCTGGTGGCCCACGCGCGGCTGGGGCGGGATATCCGAAATCTGAAGAAGACCTTGGAGGGTTAGATGGACGATGCAAACCGCATCAATCGCGAACTGTTCGGGAGTCTCATGCACATGGACAACCTGCGTGAAATGGCCAATCTGCTCGCTGATTGCGTTAACGCGCCCGGCACGGTGGAAGCCGCGGAGGCAGTGGCCGACTACGCCGTGCGCATCATGACGGACGGCGGCCGTCACGGCACCGACATGAAACAACTGCTGGGCTTCCTGGACTCCATCGAGACTCAGCACAGCTACACCATGCGCCTTCTGTTTCGTGCGGCCGCCGTAGATCTGGCCGGTCGCACCGAAGACGTCCTGAATTCCGGGGGTGCAGCATGACCAAGAAGCTCCCCGCAACCGAGACGCAAGAGCCGACGACAGACGAGGCCGCTGGCGAGGCGTACCGGATGCTGGGCTTGGCTCAAATGGCCAATGCCAGCCGCAATTTATTTACCGTCAGCACCTTGAAGGTGCTCGCGGAAATAAAGAAACGCAAGCTTTTCAAAGGGTTGTCGATAAACACGCCGGAAGGAAACTGCCGACAGGTTAGCAGTTTTGAGGATTACTGCCGCTACGGGCTGGGCCTGTCCAGGCAGAAGGTTGATGAGGACCTGGCCAATCTGTCCGCCCTCGGCGAGGAGGCGCTGCAAGCGATGCGTGGCGCCGGGCTTGGCTATCGCGAACTGCGCCAGCTCCGTCAGTTGCCCGAGGACGAGCGCGGCGAGGTGATCCGCCGGGCCGAGGCCGCGCAGGACAAGGACGAGGTGTTGGAGATCCTGGAGGCCGTGGTGGAGCGGTCTCTCGATACCCGCCGCCAGCTCAAGGACGCTCAGCACGGGCTGATGCGGGAGCAGCACGCCCGTGAGTTGGCCGAGGTGGAGGCCGAGCAGCTGCGCGAACGCCTGCGCAAGGCCGAGGCCCGCACGTGGCCCGAGTTTACGACCCAGGTGCGCATGGATTCCTCCGCCCTGGCGGAGAAGGCGCTGCTGTGCCTGGACGATCTTGAGCGGCTGACGGCCAAGCTGGAGGACCCGGACCTGCCGCTCGATGACCCTGAGCGGTTTGCGCACTACGGCGCGGCGGTGATGGCGTTCTGGCAAAACCTGAGCGCGGTGCATGCGCGGGCGGCGCGCCTGGCGGCCATCGCGGGCGAGACCTTCGCGGAGACCATCGGCGAGGAGGCGGGCAACTTGCCGATGATGCCTGAAGAAGAGGCACATCAGTTCCTGCACCTGCGCCGCCTGATCCTCAACGAACACGAGGCCGAGGCGCATGCCCGCGAGGCGGTGCGTATGCAGCAAGGGGTTCGGAAGCCCGGACGGCCGAAGGGCAGCAAGAACAAGAGCCGGCGCAAGGGGGCGTGAAATGGGCAACGTAATCGCCACCCCCTATACCCCGCGCCCATTACCACAACCCGCTCGATCGGACGACGAGTGGGCGCGGCTCCCGGAGTACAAGCGTGAGCGTGCCGAGATGCGGCTGGCGTTGATCAAGGTGGAGCTCGACAAGGTGGTCGCGGGCGTCGTGTCCGCAAAGTCCGCGGCCCAACACCTCCGGGCGATGATCGACGCCCGCCGGGTGCCGGAGCACACCCTGGCTATCGCCAAGAAGGTGGGGCGGGCGGGCGAACCGCCCAGCTGGCAGAGCATCGAGCGATGGCTCAACGGCTACCGTGATGCTGGCATGTTAGGCCTCGTGGATCGATACAAGGGCCGGCAAAGGCGTGCCCTCGGGTGCGAGGCTCGCATCCTTTATTACCTCCGGCACGGCGCGAAGAACGACGCGGGCAACATCACAAAGTTCCTGCAACAGGAAGGATTCGATGTCACCTATGGACAGGTCCGGAGGTACATCAAGACGCTCCCCGCAACCGAGACGCATCACCAGAGCCGCGTCGGGCAGCTCGAATACAACAGCCGGATGCGCGGTTACGTGCGACGCGCCACAGCCCACCTTCCAGTGGGTGCGTGCTATCAGTCCGACGGCAACCTGATGCCCATACACCTGGCGCATCCGGTGACGGGCAAACCCTGGCGGCCGGAGATGACCCCCTGCTTGGATGTCGTGAGCCGGTACTGGGTCGGGTATTACATCGCCGAGTCGGAGTCGGCGATCGGAACGATGCACGCCCTCGGGGATTCGATCCGGCGTGAGAATCACGTCCCTCTGGATTTTCAGGCCGACAACGGCCCCGGCTTCAAGGCCGGACTCGTGCAGCGCTTCCTGGAAAACCTCGGGATCACGCCCCACCACCCGCGCCCACGCAACCCCAAGGACAACGGCTATGTGGAGCGGTTTCACGGCATCCTGAAAAACGAGTGCCTGAAGCGGCTGCCGGGTTACTGCGGCAAGGACGCGAATCCGGACATGGTGAAGGCCTTCTTGCGCGACGTGCGCAACAAGGAACAGCAGCTGCTCACTCTCGCTCAGTTCTACGAAATCGTGGAAGAGTTCCGTCGCTGGTACAACCACGAGAGGGCGCACGGCGAGATCGACTGCGCGCCGGCCGCCCTCTGGGCGAGGCTGGAGCGCAACCCCCCGATTGACCTGGATGCCGCGATGTTCTGGGACCGGGAGGAACGTACGGTTTCTGATTGCCGGATCCGCTTCGCCAACCGCGAATACAGCGCGCCCGAGCTGATCCAGTGGAATACCAAGAAGGTCTTCGTCGAGTTCAATCTGCGCTCGGATGCGATGGTGCGCGTGCTCGATCTGTCGGGCCGATGGATATGCGATGCGCCCCGCACCAAGGAATCCCCATACCGCTTCAGCTCGATCATGGAGGACCGCAAGCAGTTCAACCTGCGCCAGCGGCTCAAGACGATCGAGCGCAATCGCGAAGAGATGGAGGCCCGGGCCGGCCTGGCCGTCACCCACGACCAGGTGCTGGAACGCATGGCCGAGCTGGAGCAACCGGACGGAGCTGCTCTGGAAAAGAAAACGGGAAGCACGTCGGCCAACGTGCCCCCCGTCGAGTCCCGCTCGGAGATCGAGCTGGACATCCTTAACACCGACTACTGAGTCGGTTCACATCAGGCAGGAGTGTACCACATGAGTCACATCAGCGAAGTCATCGCGCAGCCGTCTGAATGGGGCGAGCGCTACACCGAGGAGGATCGGGCGCTCACGCACCAGGTGATCCAGATCCTGAACTCCGACACGGCCCGCGAGCGCGGCTGGTCCCGGGCGAATCTCGCGCGCCGGGCCGGCATTGCCCAGAGCACGCTGCACATGCTGCTGGCAGGCACGTATGCCGCGAGCCCGACACAGAAACTGCGCGCGGCGCTGTCAGTCCTGGAGCGTGATGCCGCGCGCATGCGCGAAGGCGTCCGGGACATGCCCTACGTGGAGACGAGCGTGCACCGGGCCGTCTATGCGGCCTGCAAGCGGGCGCACCTGTATCGCAACTTCGGTGTCGTCTCGGCCTTCGTCGGCACTGGCAAGACCCGGGCGGTGAAACGCTACGCGGACACACACCACGGCGCCGTGCTCATCGAGGCCTCGCCGGAGATGACCGGCTCCGTGCTGCTCGATCAGCTCATCGAGGCCACGGGCGCGCCGGTGCGCGCTGCGCACAAGTACTCCCGCGGCACCAAGGCCGAACGCATGGCCGCCGTGCTGCGCGCGCTCAAGGGCACCGACAGCATGCTGATCCTGGACGAGGCGGAGACCGTCACGGCCGGCACGCTGGAGATCGTGCGCCGCATCCGGGATCTGGCGGGCATCGGTGTGGTGCTCGCCGGCACGGAGCGCCTGCTGCCGATGATCCGTGATCCGCGGGGCCGCTTCGGGCAGATCTCATCGCGTGTCGGCTTCTGGCCGCCGGTGATCCGCGGCATCACCGAAGCCGACGCCCACGCGCTCGCGCGCGCGGCGCTCGCCAGTGACGTGGACACGCTGGATGAGCCGGTCCTCAACGCCCTCTGGCAGGTGTGCGACGGGTCCGCCCGCGTGCTGTGCGAGGGCTTAATCCCCGGCGTTCGCGACTACGGGCTGAAGCAGGGTCATGCCCTGTCGCCGGAACTGATCTTCAAGGTGGGCCAAGACGTGCTGGGCTTTCGCCCGGCGAGGAGGGGGGCATGAAGACATTCGACGCAAACCGCCCGGCGCTGACCAGGGACGGCAGGCCCGTCACTATCTGGCGCCGGCGTGATGGCCTGCTGATGGGGGCGATCCACCTGGGCGCGGGCTGCTTCGAGGGTTGCTGCTGGGGCGAGCGCTCGGGACTGCGGATCGATACGGACCATCCGTCCGGTGGCGACCTGGTCAACGCGCCCGAGTGGCTCGCCCAGGACGCGCTCAACAGGCTGCGCGACAGCTACGACGAGCACGACCTGCGCGCCCGCTTCGGCGTGCGCTTTGACACCTTCCTGATCTGCCCCGACGAGATCCTCGCATCGGTAGCGGGCTGCGATCCGGACGCGGCGCCGTTGCTGCCCGAACAAGCGGCGGTGATGCACGCGCAGATCGAGGCGGAACTCGTGCCGCCTGGTGCGCACCTGCGCGGCTAGAGATACGTGGAGCCCATGCACCACCACAGCTACGCGGTGAGCACCAGGAGGGCCATGCGATGAGCCGGATCCCCGCGAACATCGAAGTGACCGAGCTGCCGGTCGAGCGCATCACGATGGGCGAGCGCCGCCGGCGGCACGACCTCCGCAAGTTGCTCCTGGTGGGCAGCCTCATGGCAGACCAGCTGCTGCGCTACGCCGATGATCTGGACGAGAGCTCAGGAGGCGATCCGCAACGTATGGAGCGCGCCCTGGCCGAAGCCTGGCAGAGCCAGCTCGAGAGGGCCCGCAGGCAGGCGCGTGAGTCCATCGGCGAGTGCGAGTGGTGCGGCCTGGTGGATCACCACCTGGTGCACGGCATCTGCCCCGCCTGCCGCGCGCGGAGCGTGGACGCGTGAAGCTGGTCTGCCCCTGCTGCGGCGCGACGCTCTCCATCGAGGCGCTGCTCACCGACGGCGCCGCCCGCGAGACGGTGGCCGCCGCACTGGCGCTTCCGGCGCCGCTGGGGGATCGCGTCCTGCGCTACCTGGCGTTATTCCGGCCCGCGTCCCGGGCGCTGTCCTGGGACCGGGCGGGGAAGCTGTTGCACGAGTTGCTTGGCCCCATCAAGGCCGCCCAGGTGGAGCGCAATGGGCGCGCCTGGGCGGCGCCGCTCCCGCTCTGGGAGCAGGCGTTCGATCAGATGCTCGCCAACCGCGAGACCCTGCGCCTGCCGCTCAAGGGCCACGGCTACCTGTTCGAAGTGGTCGCCGGCCTGGCCAATACCGCCGAGGGGCGCGCGGAGGCAAAGCGCGAGCAGCTCCGGCAGCGGCCCGACGGGCGGCGCGGCGGGGGACTGCGCAAACCCATCGACCGCGAGGCGGCAAAAGTTCGCATCCAGGAAGCCAAGCAGGCCATGAGAGGTGAGGCGTGTATCTCGACATCGAGCACCGCAAGCGATTGAAGGCCCGCGCGCTGGAGCTGCTCTCGCAGCATCAGGGCCCGGACGATCCCATCAGCATGACGGCGCTGAACGCCGCGATCACCGGCGAGACGGTGATCCCCTGGCGCCGCTACGACCAGAGCCGCATCACGCGCTCATTGATCACCGAGCTGCGCCAGGAGGGGCACGCCATCGCCCACAAGCCCGGCGCCGGCGGCGGGTACTACATGGCCCGCAACGAAGACGAACTCAAGGACACGGCCGCCTGGTTCCGCAAACGGGCCATGAGCAGCCTGCGCCAGGAGGCGGCCCTGCGCCGCATCTCGCTCGGCGCACTCATCGAGCAGTACCAACTGGAGCTGAAAGAGGAGCATTCCACCCATGCCCAAGACTGAACGCATCAAGCAGAAGGCCGCCACCTTCGTGCCCGGGCGGCGCGAGGAGGTCACCGAGGCCATCGCCGAGATCGGCCGCCTGCAGCGCGAGCGCAGCCGGATCCAGGCAGCGATGAACGACGAGATCGCCGCGGTGAAGCAGCGCTACGAGGAGCAAGCCAGGCCGCTGGCGGAGGATATCCAGCGCCTGGCCGACGGCGTGCACCTGTGGTGCGAGGCGAACCGCCCGGAGCTTACCCAGGAGGGCAAGCGCAAGACCGCGAACCTGGCGAGCGGCGAGGTGCGCTGGCGTATGCGCCCGCCGTCGGTCAGCGCCCGGGGCCTGGACAAGATCATCCAGACCCTCAAGGACTTGCGCCTGACCCGCTTCATCCGCACCAAGGAGGAGCTGGACAAGGAAGCCGTGCTCGCAGAGCCCGACGCCGTGAAGCACATCAAGGGCATCAGCATCAAGCAGTCCGAGGACTTCGTGATCGTGCCCTTCGAGACGGAACTGGAGGAAGTGGCGTGAGCTGGGTGCCTGTGGAATCGGACGTGCCGCCTCCGCTCGTCGACGTCCTGGTCGTGCATGAACTCTTCGAGGGCCAGCACACCACGGACTTCGCCTATCGCAAGCGCGATGGGCAGTGGGTGCTGACGGGCTCCGATCCGGATCAGTAGATCCAGCCAAGCCACTGGATGCATGTGCCGGCGCTGCCGGCCGAGCTGGAGGATGCGGCATGAAATACCTGGTGTACGTGGGTCGGGCGACCAGCATGCAGGGCGACGAAGTCGGCTACGCCTGGCGTGTCGAGCGTGATGGTTCTGTCGTGATCTCGGGCTGGAGCGCGGGGAGCAGGGCCCGAGCGAAGCAGGCGGCTCAGCTTGTCAGGAGGCGGCTCGAGCGAAGCGACGCGCGGGCACCCAGGCAGAAGGGATGGCACCTGCCGGAACACTCGGTGCACCTGGCCGGGAGCGAAGCATGAGAAAGCTGCAGATCAATGAAGCGGGCGCCTGGCGGATGGTGCTCAGCTACCCCGAGGAGCGTGACATCGAGGTTCGGGCGTACGCGGTCAAGATGGTGTTGTTCGGCAACCCGCACGCCAAGATCCGCGTCCTCGATGAGTGGGGGCATGTGCTCTGGTACTGGGAGTCCGGCGCCGGCTGGTACAAGCCCGCATTGGCTGCCCGTAGGGGGCGGCCGTGAAGGTCTACGGATGGGACGACACAGGCGTGCAGCGGGGCGAGCTGCTGGCCGCAATCGTGGACGCCGCTGAGTTGGACTACGGCACCGACATGCTCGCCGGCGAGCTTGGCTGGGAGCAGTCATTCACATCGTTCCAAGAGGCCCGCAAGCAGCTCATCAACGCCATGAGCGCGGAAGGCGTGGATCGGGAGCTCATTGACCTGGTCCGTTCGCTGAAGGCGGGCTATGTGCCGCTCACGGGAGGTGACGCATGAACGCCGTCGAACTCGCCAGGGTGGCCGGCAAGGCAGCGTTCGCCGAGGACCCCGAGCGGCCGATGGAGCAGGCGCTCGCGCAGGCTTCGCGGGGCGATCCCGGTGACGCACTGCTTGCCCAGGCATTTCGAGACGGATGGGACGCCGCCCAGGACGAGTACCTGGCCGGTCTCACCCCGCGCGGCCGCACACTCTACCGGTTCCGGTTAAGGGACCGGCTGGACTCGTGGCGCCGGCAAGGGGCGCTCACGTGAACAAGCCGAAGAACTTCCGCGCGCGCAAGATCCGGCTCGGCAAGGTGGTCGGTGCGGCCCACTTCCAGGCCGAGGATGTATGCGGCATATCGGGTTGCACATGACGGGATTGACCCGCTCTCGGGTGACTGGGTGGAGATCACTCAGCTGCCGGATGACGGCCCCGAACGCGGCGAAGTCATTCGGGAGGCGATCGAGACCATGAAGCATCCAGAGAATCTGGCAGGAGAGCGATCATGAGAGTGAACGTGTACGCAGAAGAGATGACCGATCGGATCGAGATCATCAACAAAGAAATCGAAGGGCAGAGCTTCACAGGCGTGCGGTTCTATCTTGAACTCCCTGCAACGGTGAACGGCTGTCAGTATCAGGGGCCCTTCATTCATCGCCCTGGCGATGACGATTCGAGCGCTGTGACATTCTGGGGAAAGCGAGACATGCGCCATGTGCTGCGCAAAGCCCTGGCCCTGCTTGATGAGCATTACGAGGACTAGCTGCGGTGGACGCACGACGCCGCGACCTCGCCAAGATCCATCTGGCTCGCAAGGGGCTGGGGCTGGACGAGGACACCTATCGCCAGATGCTCTTCACCTTCGGCGGCGCGTCCAGCGCGGCGGATCTGTCGGCCACCGGCCGTGCCCGCGTGCTAGCTCACTTCAAGCATTTGGGCTGGAGGCCAACAGGCCGCAAGGTCTCGCCGGTTTCGCGGCACAAGGATCCCCACCAGAAAACTCAGGCGGATAAGATCCGCGCGCTGTGGATCGACATGCACCGTGCCGGTATGGTGAGGGATAGATCGGAGCGCGCCCTGTCGCATTTCGTATACCGCATCACCCGCAAGCATTCGCCTGACTGGCTGGACGCCCACGAGGCCAACCAGGTGATCGAGACGCTCAAGCAGTGGGCCGCCAGGGAAGGGCTTAAGGCACGTGACTGAGTCGGATCTCGACATCCACCTCGTGGACGAACAACTGCTGCCGCCACAGATCCGGATGCTGGTGCGTGAGATCGGCATGGCAGAGACGCTCAGGCTGCTCGAAGCACGTGGGGGCACGCCATACCGGATCCCGAAGCACCCGGAGCGCGCCCGCGTGTTACGCGATATGGGTCTGTCGTCGAAGGCGATCGAACGCCTGTGCGACGCGTTCGGAGATCATCTGCTCGACGTACCCATGCCCACCAAGGTGCGCAACCAGCTTCGCGATATCGCGATCCGCGCCGAGCGTGCTGCAGGACGAAGTGGCGCACAGGTTGCGCGCCGTTACGGGCTGACGCGCCGGCGTGTGGTGCAGATCTCCTCCGGCAAGGACGATGATGGACGCGTTCGCGATCTGTTCGATCTTGACAGCCGCACGCTGCGCGCGCAGTCTGATTGACGCTCTTCCCCCGCCGCACGGGCGGGAAACCTTTCCCACTGATTACTTTCCGCCCGCCCCGCCATACTGGGGCGCATGAGTCGCTTTCGCCCCAAGTCCGAGATCCGCAAGCTGGTGATCCACTGCGCGGATACGCCCAACGGCCGCCCCCATACCGCCGCCGACATCGATCGATGGCACGGCGAGAACAATCCCCCATTCGTACGACGTGCGCCGAGCGGCGGCAGCACGGTGTTCGGGCACATCGGCTACCACTGGGTGATCCGCCTGAGCGGTGCGAGCGAGGTGGGCCGGGGGATCGAGGAGACAGGCGCTCATGCAGGGCCTCGCCACAATGCAGACAGCCTGGCTGTTTGCCTGGTCGGCCGCGACAAGTTCACCCGGGCGCAGTGGGATACTCTGCGCCATCTCGTCACCGGGCTGCGCAAGCAATTCCCCCATCTGGAAGTCACCGGCCACCGGGATCTGCCCGGCGTGCCGCCACGCACCTGCCCCGGATTCTCGGTTGCCGACTGGCTCGCCAACAGCATGCAACCCCTGCCAGAACACCTATTGGAGGAGTCGCCGTGATGCGCCACCTTGCCCGACTGTGTCTGACCGTCTTCGTCGCCTTGTCGATTTCCCTGACCGCGGGGTGCGCCGCCCTGCGGGCTGTGCAGGATCATCCGCTGGCCGCGCGACTGGCGGTGGAGCAGACCACGCTGCGCTGGATCGGGGATGACCTGCACCGTGCCGAACGCACGCGGGAAGTCATCGCAGAGGTCCGGCCGCATATCGAGGGGAGCGCCACCGTCGCCACGCTCGACCAGGCCGCCCGCAGCGCGATCCGGTGGGACAGCCTGAGCCTGGCTGATCAAAGGCTGCTGGAGACCCTGCTCGATGAACTCAAGCAAGAACTCGAACGCAGGATCGGGGCCGGGCTCCTGGATCCCGATCAGCAGATGACGGTCGCCGCGGTGCTGGACTGGATCGACGCCGCGGCGCAGGACGCGCAGCGTTTCCTGGAGCAGCGCGCGTTGCTGGTAGGGTCGGGCACGATACCGGCTACCTATCCCGCAACGGCACGTTGAGGGCCTGATGGCTGTCGATTACCCGTTCCTGAGAGAGCATGCACGCAGCGGCGACGTGCTGCTCGTGCGCGGCCGGGGGCTGGGCAGTCTGCTGATCCGGGTACTGACGGGCGAAAGCGTGAGCCACGTGGCCGCTTTGATCTGGCTCGACGGGGCCCTGTGGGTGGCCGAGATCCGGGAGTCGCGCGGATACGTCCTGACGCCCGCAAGCCTGTGGATCCCCGACCGATTGGAAGGGGGCGCCAATCTGTGGTGGGGTCAGATGCCCTGGTGCATCGGCGACGAGACCGCGATCGAGCACGCCGCGCTTCACTACCGGCATCGGCGCTACGGTTACCTGAGCCTGCTCCGCGTGTGGCTGCACCAGTTCCTGCGCATACGGCGGCGCACGATCGGCCTGGTGTGCTCCACATTCGTGGCGCGCCTCTGGGAGGAGGCCGGCTACGAGTGGCGTACGACACCCACGCCGGGAGCGTTCATGGCAGCCTGTCGGTCACTTCGCCGTGTCACTCACTCCACAGCCACACCGGAGGGAACCTGATGTCCGAACAGATCATGCGCGCCCTTGGCCGAATCGAAGGCGAGCTCCAGGGGATCAAGCAGGTGCAGTCCCAGCAGCACGAGACGCTCGCCCGTGTCGACCACCGGTTGGGAGACATGGAGGTGAAGACCGCGAAGCACGGCGCGCTCTACGGGTCCACGGCGGCTGTCGGCGTCATGCTGATCATCGAGGGGATCAAGAACTTCGGACGATCCCAAGGGAGCTGATGTGGCGCACAGCCAGGAGACCAGGCAGGCGGTTCGCCGGGCTTATGTCGTCGAGCGCCTCGCGCTGGAGCGGGCGGCAAAGCGAAACGGCGTCAGCTATCACACCGCGCGCGCATGGAAGAAGAAAGCGCGGGAGGACGGTGACGACTGGGATCGTGCGCGGGCTGCCACACGCATGGCGCAAGGCGGCCTCGGAGACCTGACGGCACAGCTGCTCGAGGACTTCGCGATTCTCTTCCAGCACACGGTCGAGGAGGTTCAGTCAGGGCAGTACTCCGCGCTGCAGAAGGCCGAGGCCATCTCCCGTTTGTCCGACGCCTACACCAAGACCGTGAAGGCGGCCGGCGGCGGGGATCCGCGCATCGCCAGGTTGTCGGTGGCCCTGGAGGTGCTGGAGCGCCTGGCGGGATTCGTGCAGGCCCAGTTTCCGGAGCATGCGGGCGCGCTGATGGCCGTGCTGGAGCCGTTCGGGCAGGAGCTGGCCGCAGCCTATGGCTAAGCTGTCCACGCGTCAGTTCTTGGATTCCCTGGGCGAGCTGGCCGCCGAGTTCCGGCGCGTCATCGAGGCGCGGGTTACCGGCTTCGATCCTGATCCTGCTGCCTCACGCACGCGTCGCGAGCGGGCGCACCGCGATTTCGAGTTCTTTGCCCGCACCTACTTCCCGCATTACATCGTCCATCCGAACAGCCGGCTGCACGACTACCTCTATCGCCGGCTCCCGGAGATCGCCGACTCCCCGCGCAGCGAGACAGATGCCATTGCTGCCCCGCGCGGCGAGGCGAAGTCCACGATCACCTCCCAGATCTACGTGATCTGGTGTGTGGTCACCGGGCGCAAGTGGTACCCGATCATCGGCATGGACGCCTTTGACCAGGCGGCCATCATGCTGGAGGCGATCAAGGCCGAGCTGGAGGCCAACCCCCGCTTGAACATGGATTTCCAGGAAGCGACAGGTCAGGGCCGCGTCTGGCGGGCCGGTGTCATTGTCACCCGCAACAATCGAAAGATCGAGGCGGTGGGATCGGGCAAACGGATTCGGGGCCGGCGCCACGGGCCGCACCGCCCGGATCTGTTCGTGGGCGACGACCTGGAGAACGATGAAAACGTGCGCACGCCAGAGCAGCGGGACAAGCTGCATGGATGGCTGAACAAGGCTGTGCTGAAGCTCGGCGCGGCCGGTGCCAAGTTCGATGTGATCGTGATCGGCACCATCCTCCACTACGACTCGGTGCTGGCGCGCGTGCTGAAGAACCCACTCTGGCGAGGGAACAAGTTCAAGGCGGTGATCCGCTGGCCGGATCGAATGGATCTGTGGGATCGCTGGGAAGAACTTCTGCTGAACCAGGGCAAGGAGGCCGCGGAAGCATTCTACCGCAAGAACCAGGCGCATATGGAAACCGGGGCAGAGGTGAGCTGGCCGGACGGGCGGCCGCTGTACGACCTGATGGTGATCCGCGCACGCGATGGGCATGCCGCCTTCGACAGCGAGCTGCAGAACGATCCGCTCTCCGATGACGAGGCACCGTTCGCGAAGGTCATCGTCTTCTGGGTTAACCGACTGGCCGAGTGGGTGTTCTACGGGTCCTGCGATCCGTCCTTGGGAAAGGCCGGCGCATCCCGCGATCCGTCGGCGATTCTGGTGGGCGGCTTCAACATGGAAACCGGAGTTCTGGATGTACTGGAGGCCAGCATTCGAAAACGCGTCCCGGACCGGATCATCGAGGACATCATCGGTTACCAGGCCGACTATCGGGCTGTGCTGTGGGTCGTCGAGAATGTGCAGTTTCAGGAGTTCATGCGCCAGGAGCTGGTCAAGCGATCAGCGGCTCGGGGGATCCCTGTGCCCGCCCGCGGCGTCACGCCGCTCGCGGACAAAGTGCTTCGGATCGAGAGCCTGCAGCCACATATGGCCAATGGGTTGATCCGACTCCACGCATCGCAATCCACGCTGATCGACCAGCTGCGTCACTTCCCCAAGGCGGACCACGACGACGGGCCGGATGCGTTGCATATGCTCTGGACCGCGGTCATGAGCCGCGCCGGCGGCAGGCCGACCATTGTCACCCGGCGCCGGACAGGCGCCACCAGCATGGCGGGTTACTGATATGGACACTACGGATCTCAAGAAGGTAAGCAGGCCGACTCTGGCCAGGGAGATCGCTACCCGCACCACGGATCCGAACTTCTTCTCGGGGCTGGCGTATCTGCCCAATCCTGACCCGATCCTGCGCAAGCTCGGCCGCACGCAAGAGGTCTATGACGGCATTGCCGCTGACGCGCACGTGTTGGGCGAACTGCGTTCGGTGCGCTCCGCACTGCTCGGCTTTGAGTGGCGGCTGGAATCCGGTGGCGATTCGCCTGCCGACGCCCGAGCCCTGGAGCTGTGCGAGCAGGTCATGGAGCGCAGGCCCGCACCGGGTCTGCGGTGGCCGGACACCATCTGGTCAATGACCGATGCTGTGTTCCGGGGTCACGCCGTGCACGAAGTGGTGTGGCAGCGCCAGGACCGATTCCTGGTGCCCGCTGCAATCATTGACCGCCCGCAGCGGCGCTTCGTCTTTTCCACAGAGAACAAGCTTCGCCTGCTGACCCGGCAGCATCCGGTCGACGGCGAAGAGCTGGGGCCATACAAGTGGTTGCTCACACGTCACATGGCCAGCCATGACAATCCCTACGGCGTAGCGCTCTTCTCATCCTGCTTCTGGCCTTACACCTTCAAGCACTCCGGCTACCGATTCTTCGTGAAATTCTGCGAGAAGTACGGCCTACCGTGGGCAGTGGGCAAATACCCGCCGGGCACCCCGCAGTCAGAGCAGAACGCAATCGCCGACGCCCTGGCGCAGATGATCGAGGATGCGGTGGCCGCGTTCCCCGACAGCGGAGCGGTCGAGCTCATTGAGGCGCGCCACGCCGGCGAGCCGGTCCAGGAGCGTCTGATCAATCTGTGCAATCGGGAGATGTCCAAGGCACTCACCTCGCAGACGCTGGCGACCGAGATCCAGGGCGAAGGCTCCCGTGCAGCCAGCGAGACCCATCGATCCCGCGAGGTCGCGGTCAATGAGTCGGATCGCAGTCTGATCGCCGACACCATGAACGAACTGCTGAGCTGGGTCACGGAGCTGAACATCCCCGGGGCACAGCCGCCCACGTTCGAGTTCTATGAGGAGGCCGAGGCCCGTGAGGAGTGGGTGACCGTCCTCGAGAAGGCGCGGCGCTTCGTCGCCGTGCCGAAATGGTTCGCTCACGAACGGCTCCAGATTCCGCAGCCCACCCAGGAGGAGATCGCCAAGGGTGACCTGTTGCCCGGCTTTGGCGAACAGTCACCTGGGCCCATGTTCAGCAAGGCCGTCTGCCCTCAGTGCGGCGGCGCGCACGACCATGCCGCGCCGTCACCGTTGCCGGATCTTGTCACCCTGGAGGCGGCTCTGGACGGGATCGATGAGGGCGAGCTTCAGGAGCAGATCGAGCCGGTCATCAATCCCATCCTGGAGTTCGTGCGGGAGGTGGGGCCCGAGGCCGCAATGACACGCATGGCCGAGGTCTACGATCATATGGATACCAGTCGGCTGGAGGACCTGGTCAGCCGGGTTCTCTTTGTCTCGATGGTGTGGGGGAGGATCAATGGCCGAGACACCTGATCTCGGCTACGCCCTGCGGCTGCGGCCGGCCGAAGCGATCGAGTACTTCGAAGGCAAGGGGTACGAAATCACATGGAACTGGTGGGAGCTCTGGGAAGAGGCGCATTCCAAGGCCTTCACGGTAGCTAAACTTGCTAGGCAGGACGTCCTGGAAGATATCCGCGGGATCATGTCCCGGACGTTCGAGCGGGGCATGACCGAGCGGGAATTTATCCGGGTCATGGAGCAGCGGTTGCAAGCTGCAGGATGGTGGGGCAAGAAAGTCGTGGTCGACGCCGACGGTGCCGCCGAGGTCGTGCAGGAAGGCAGCGTCCACAGGCTCAAGACCATCTATCGCACCAACACCCAGACCGCCTACAACGTCGGTCGCTACCGGGCGCAGGCCGATATGGCCAGGGCCCGGCCATACTGGCAATACATCGCCGTGATGGACGCGCGCACCAGGCCCTCGCACGCCGCTCTACACCTGAAGGTGTTCCGGTACGATGACCCGATATGGTCCAGCATTTACCCGCCCAACGGATTCAACTGTAGATGCAGGGTCAGCGCACTAAGCGACCGAGATCTGGAGCGCGACGGTCTGGAGGTGGAATCCAGCGCGGGGCAGTTGAGTACAGAGGTTGTCGACGTCGGCACGGACAAGCGCACTGGCGAGGTTATCCAGCGGCCGGTGACGGTCTGGAGCGGCAAGGACCGGTTCGGCCGAGACGCTGTGTTCCGTACCGATCCAGGCTGGAATTACAACCCGGGCGAGGCCTGGACCGAGTCACTCGATGAGCTGGAGAGGCCGGAACCATGACGCGGCCCTTCATGGAGATCGAGATCGACGACCGCCAGGTCCTCGATGCCCTCAACCAGCTCATCAGCAGGAGCGAGGATCTCAGCCCCGCCATGCAGGAGATCTCTGGTTTGCTAGCTCGGTCCACGGAACGGGCGTTCCAGGAGCAGAGGGATCCTGAGACCGGTGTCCCCTGGCAGCCGCTGAAACCGTCCACGGTGGAGCAGCGCGAAAAGGCGGGCCGCGGGTCAACCCCGATTCTGCAGGTCCACGGGCAGCTAGCAGCCAGTATCCAGCAGGACTATGGGCCGGATTACGCGGCGGCTGGTACCAACCATCCCCCAGGGCGCACTCACCAGTTTGGGGCAAGTCAAGGGGAATATGGGGTGTTCAGTCTTATCGCCACCCGCGCAGTCATCCCCATTCCTTGGGGCGACGTCCCCTGCTCGCCGATTCCTGGGCATCGGCCCTGA